ATCTGGAGGTAGTTGACTTCCCTGCGATTCTACCTAGTGGTAATCCCTTATGGCCCGAGTTCTGGTCGATTGAGGAGCTGCTAGCGAAGAAGGCTTCCTTGGACGTACGGTACTGGAATGCCCAGTATTTACAACAACCTACCTCAGAAGAGGGTGCTCTAATCAAACGAGAGTGGTGGAATATATGGGAAAAAGATGACCCGCCTGACTGTGACTTCATCATCATGTCGCTTGATGCGGCGCAAGAGGCAAACACCCGTGCGGACTACAATGCACTCACGACTTGGGGCGTCTTTTTTAACGAGGAGGTCAACAATTACAACATCATCCTTCTCAACTCCATTAAAAAGAGGTTGGAGTTTCCAGAACTCAAAAAGCTTGTACTTGAAGAGTATAAAGACTGGGAACCAGATGCGTTTATGGTCGAGAAGAAATCAAACGGTGCAGCGTTGTATCAAGAACTTAGGCGGATGGGGGTCCCAGTCGGTGAGTTCACGCCTGGCAAGGGGCAAGATAAGATCGCGCGTGTTAATGCTGTTTCGGACTTGTTTGCGGGTGGGGTCGTTTGGGCGCCAGAGCACCGCTGGGCGAGGGAAGTAATTGAGGAATGTAACGATTTTCCTAGCGGAGCGAACGACGATTTGGTAGACTCGACTACACTAGCCTTACTAAGATTCAGGCAGGGTGGATTTATTCGTCTACCAAGTGACGAAGAAGATGAAGATTTTTTATTTAAATACGGCAGAAAAAAAGCTGCGTATTACTAAGGACACACTATGTCAATTGAAAAAGCACTATACCAAGCCCCTGTAGGGTTAGATTCTTTAGCTACTGAAGAAGAGCCGATTGAAATTGAAATTGTGGCTTTGGGCATAGAAGAACTAGATGAAGACGAGGCTGTTGAAGGAGACTTTGACGAGAACCTTGCTGAATTTATTGATGAAAAAGAATTATTGCAAATCGCTGGTGACTTAATTGGCGACTTTGAGGAAGACATAGCTTCTCGTAAAGATTGGATTCAAACGTACGTTGACGGACTTGAATTACTCGGTATGAAGATCGAGGAGCGTACAGAACCTTGGGAGGGAGCTTGTGGGTCTATCACCCTTTACTAAGCGAAGCTCTTGTGAAGTTTCAATCAGAGACTATCATGGAGTCCTTTCCCGCCCAAGGACCAGTCAAGACACTTATCATCGGCAAAGAAACCCCAGAGAAGAAAGATGCGGCGATTAGAGTTCAGGATGACATGAACTATCAGTTGACCGACGTGATGGTGGAGTTCCGCCCAGAGCACGAGCGGATGATTTGGGGATTGGGGCTTGCGGGTAATGCCTTCAAGAAAGTATATTTTGACCCAGGTCTAGACCGTCAGGTGTCGATGTTTATTCCAGCAGAAGACATTGTTGTGCCATACGGAGCGTCAAGCTTACAGAGTTCACCACGCGTTACTCACGTCATGCGTAAAACAACAAATGAAGTGAAGCGTCTGCAGTATGCAGGGTTTTACCGTGACATCGACTTGGAAGAGCCGAGTGGTGCGCTGGATGAAGTAGAGAAGAAGATCGCTGAGAAGATGGGCTTCAGAGCCACATCGGATGATCGCTATAAGTTATTAGAGATGCACGTTGACTTGGATATCCCAGGTTACGAAGACAAAGGTGAAGATGGGGAGCCGACAGGCATAGCACTGCCATACGTCGTAACTATTGAGAAGGGGACAATGACTATATTGTCTATCCGTCGCAACTGGAGACCTGAAGATGAAACTAAACAGAAACGCAATCACTTCGTTCACTACGGTTATGTACCAGGTTTTGGCTTCTATTGTTTTGGCCTCATTCATTTGGTTGGGGCTTTCGCTAAGTCTGGGACTAGTCTTATTCGGCAATTGGTTGATGCAGGAACCCTTAGCAACTTGCCAGGTGGCTTTAAGACCCGTGGACTGCGAGTTAAGGGAGATGACACCCCGATTGCGCCAGGAGAATTCCGTGATGTTGACGTACCATCAGGAGCGATAAAAGATAACTTAATGACCCTGCCATATAAAGAGCCAAGTCAGGTTCTATATAGTTTGCTCGGTACTATCGTTGAAGAAGGTCGCCGCTTCGCATCAGCAGGAGATATGAAAGTCTCTGACATGAGCGCTAATGCTCCAGTTGGGACAACTCTGGCTATCCTAGAAAGAACTTTAAAAGTGATGAGTGCGGTTCAGTCTCGCATCCACTACTCGATGAAACAAGAGTTGAAGTTACTGAAAGAAATTATTCGTGACTACACCCCAGACGTCTATCCGTATGAGCCAGTCGAAGGTAGTCGTAAGGCGAAGAAGTCGGACTATGACCACGTTGATGTAATTCCAGTCTCTGATCCTAATGCAGCAACCATGGCGCAGAAGATTGTTCAGTATCAGGCTGTGTTGCAGTTAGCCGCAGGCGCGCCACAGATTTACAACTTGCCACAACTCCACCGTCAGATGCTTGATGTGTTGGGGATTCGCAATGCACAAAAACTAATCCCACTTGAGGACGACCAGAAGCCGACCGACCCAATCCGTGAAAACATGAACGTCATGATTGGCAAACCACTCAAAGCCTTTATCTACCAAGATCAAGATGCTCACTTGGCTGCTCATCAAGCGTTCTTGCAAGATCCACAAGCTATGGCAATTATTGGTCAGAATCCAATGGCGCAGCAGATTATGGCTGCGATGCAAGCTCACATCGCTGAACACTTTGGGTTTAAATACCGTCAGCAGATTGAGCAGCAGCTGGGCGCTCCGATTCCATACGCAGAGAATGAAGAAGACGAGCCAATGCCAGAAGAGTACGAGATCCAGCTCTCCCGCATGGTGGCTAAAGCTGCGCAACAGCTTACAATGCAGAACCAAGCTGCGGCTGCACAACAGCAAGCACAGCAACAGGCACAAGATCCAATTATTCAGATGCAGATGCAAGAACTTCAGATCAAACAGGCTGAGCAGCAACGTAAGGCCCAGAGAGATGAAGCAGATATTGCCCTCGAAAACCGTCGTTTAGATATTGAAGAGCAACGGACTATGGGTCAGTTGGAGATTGACGGCACTCGTCTAGGTGTTCAGATTGAAAAAGACAAAGATATGTTAGACCGTAAGTCTGAGTTTGACGGTACAAAACTGGGGGTTGAACTAGCCCATAAGAAGGAACAAGCTGATATTCAGAAGGGGCAAATAGCTGCGCAGCTAATAGCCGCTGATATTAACGCAAGAGGTAATGCCAACAAGAAAGGTAAGGAATGACCGAACTTGAAGTATTAGTTAAGCAGCTTGACGACAAGATAGCCCAGCTTAAAGATGCAGTAGCCGTCGGAAACTACGAAAAATTCGAGGACTACAAAAAATCGTGTGGTGAGATTAGGGGTCTGCTCATTGCTCGTGGATACGTATTAGACCTCAAAGACAAAATGGAGAACTCGGATGAGTGACGCACTCGACTTAGGGCAAGCTGTAGATTTGACGAATTTGCTCGATAAGTCAAACGAAGAAAAAGCAACACAACTTCCTAAACCCTCTGGCTATCGCATCCTTTGCGCTATCCCAGAACAGGAAAAAGAGTTTGAAAGTGGAATCGCAAAAGCTGACGAAACAATGCGAATCGAAGAAACACTGACAACTGTGCTGTTTGTAGTGGACTTAGGTCCAGACTGCTATACAGATAAAACCCGCTTTCCAGGCGGTCCATGGTGCAAAAAGGGCGATTTTGTCCTTACAAAGCCATATGCTGGTAGCCGTTTAGTAATACATGGACGTGAATTCCGAATCATTAATGATGATACGGTTGAAGCGGTAGTTGACGACCCACGCGGCATTAAACGTAAATAAGGAGCATACGAATGGATAACTACAAATTTCCAGATGAAGTAGACAATGAAGCAGTAGAGACCGAGTCTAAGGGTTTACCCGTAGATACAGACGAGGAAATACAAATTGAGATTGAAGACGATACACCCCCACAAGATAAGGGTCGCCGTCCTTCACAACCAGAATTCGTTGAGCAGCTTGATAAAGACGAGTTAGATGAGTATTCCGCAGAAGCCAAGAAGAAGATTGACGGCTTTCGGAAGATTTATCATGACGAGCGTAGGGAGAAAGAGCGGGCGTTACGGGAGCAACAGGAAGCCGTAGAACTAGCTAAGAAACTTTACGAAGAAAACAAGCACCTCAAGAGCAGGGTCTCATCTAGTGACCAAGCCGCCATAGACAACTTTAAGACTACGGCTGAGCGTGAGCTAGAGATGGCTAAAAAAGACTACAAAGAAGCCTATGATGCTGGCGACTCTGAGAAATTAGTAGAAGCCCAAGATAAGTTGACATCTGCCAAGATGAAGATTGACAAGGCATCGACTTTCTCTGATAACTTAAGTCAGCGTAGAGCTTTACAAGAGCAAGAAAATGAAGTACAAATACCCCAACAGACGCAAGCTGCGCCTGTCCGTGACTCAAAGGCGATTGCATGGCAAGAACGCAATACCTGGTTTGGTCAAGATGACGAAATGACAAGTTTGGCTTTAGGGCTGCATGAAAAGCTTGTAAAACAAAACGGACTGGCTTATGCTACGACTAATGAGTATTACCAGCGTATAGACGAAACTATGCGTAAAAGGTTCCCTGAGAACTTCGAAGGGGAAAGAGTCGACGAAGAAAAGAGTTCCGTTAGGACGAAACCTAGCACCGTAGTTGCACCAGCGAGTCGTAGTACATCTTCGAAAAAGATTAGGCTAAATACCTCTCAGTTAGCAATAGCTAAGAAGTTAGGACTTACAGCTGAGCAATACGCCCGTGAACTTTTAAAAATGGAGGCCTAAAATGGCTAACAACAGATTGAATCGTGAAGTAGAAACCCGTGCAACAAGTGAGCGTACTCAACAGTGGGCGCCAGCAGAGTTGCTGCCAGAACCGATAAAAATGGCTGGGTATAAGTATCATTGGGTTCGTATTTCGACTCTAGGTGCGGCTGATCCCCGTAATCTTTCAGCAAAACTGAGGGAAAAATGGGAGCCTGTTCCAGTTGAAGAACAACCAGAAATGCAGCTGTTAGTTGATCCCAATAGTCGTTTTAAGGACAACATTGAGATTGGCGGGTTATTGCTTTGCAAGACTCCAGAAGAGTTCGTTGAACAGCGTAATAATTTTTACGCTAAACAAACTGATGCTCAGGCGGAAGCTGTAGACAATAATTTAATGCGTCAAAGTGACCCACGGATGCCACTCTTTAAAGAGCGTAAATCCTCAAGTACCTTTGGCAAAGGTTAATTTTTCTTAATTTAGGAGTTTTAAATGGCTTATCCTACCGTAGACGGACCCTATGGGTTCAAGCCGATCAATTTGATCGGTGGTCAGGTTTTTGCTGGTGCAACTCGTCAAATTCCAATCGCTTCAGGTTCTGGCACATCGATTTTTTACGGTGATGTCGTGCGCTTGAACACAGGCGGAACTTTGAGCCGTGTTTCAACAACAGATTCCGCAACAGATGCAGTTGGTGTTTTCTTGGGCTGTGCTTTCACAAACCCAACCACCAAGCAATTCTTACAACAACAGTTCTACCCAGCTTCCACAGTGGCTAGCGACATCGTTGCTTATGTATGTGATGATCCTGATACTTATTTCAAAGTAGCAGTGTTGTCAAACAGCACAACCATTGGTGGTATGACCCAGACTGATATTGGCAACAACGT